CACAACATCCGAGGGCGGAGGCATCGTCCGCTGGCCCACAGAAGTCCGGAAAGTCATGGAAGGTCGTTGTTGGGAGGAGGTACAAATTCTCTCATGCAAAAAATACGTAAAATCGATAATAGCTGGAAATAATTCAATACATGCACTCTCGAAAGTGCATCAGCCAACAAGCAGAACGTTATTGCATACAACGTTTCTGCGGCATAATCCCAATGATTACTCCCTGACAGGGTTCGTAGGCCACTCAATATCAGGTGCAGTTGATGTATCAACACGGTTCAGCAGCATCCGATACTTTTTCCAGGCTTCCAGCAACGGGGTTTCTTCCTCCGTTGCATATACAGCTCACCTTTTTTCACCCACGATTAACCAACAGCCAGACCAGCAGACACGCCACCACCGGCACAGCAAAATCCATCAGGCTTGCCACATCCCATGCACGTGTATCAAAACCGCCCCACCACGGCATATTCATTCGCTTGCCATGCCCGAACATTTCGATCCAGCGATATTCTGCCTGGGTGTGTTCACGCGCAATGAAGAACGTACAACCGGCTATCGCCCCGTAAGCCCAGTTCCCGGTAAAAAGACCAATCAGTAGCTGCGCAGCCACAGCACAAAGCGCATGAAGGAAAGGTGTTATATCCATTTTCATCCTACCCAATAAAACGGGGCGCTCGGCCCCTTAATATTATTTAGACGCAAGCGCCGCCTCAATTGCAGATAATCTTTGTCTTAATTCTGCGTTTTCTTCTTCCAGTGCTGTTATTCTGTCGTCTGACTCTCTGGCTACCTGAACAAGCAAGCCAGTAACACCAGAATAATCTACTGTGTAATAACGTTCACCTTCTTCACCTTCCGATCCGCTCGCACCGTCCTGATATTTCATTGCGGAACCTACAACTTCTGGGATTGCTTCCAGAGCTTCCTGTGCAATGACACCAGCATAGGGCATACCGTTTTCTTTAAGCGTGTATGTATAGCCGTTCATTTTACGGATGCGGTCGGTTGCATTATCGATCACCTGAATGTTGTCTTTCAGATCCCGGTCGGAATGCTGGTTAAATGCGGTGGCATGACATGCACCATTAACGCTTAACATATAGGTGTTATCGGTATTTTTCTGCGCATAGAACATATAAGCGCCACAAGTCACGACACCGACTTCATAAACAACAGGACGGCTGGAGTTGCCCCACAATTGAGCGAGTAACACCAGCATAAGCGGTTCCCTGTGTGTTTAATGTCATGGTTGACCCATGATTGGCATATTTGATCTGTAATGTGTCGGTGTAATCAAATTTAATAAGCGCGTTACTTCCACGCTTGCTGTATGACATAAGGCAGTTACCCATTTTGAGGTATCCGCTGTCACCGGGAAAAATCATCGTACCGCCATAAAGGTTGGTAAAGTCCCAGCAAATGTTTGTCCCGTTATCGTTCAGGTTAAGGCGCGCCATTGCGTTACCTGGACTGTCTATCCATTTTTTGAGGTATAGTTCGCAATACGCATCCTCAACACCTGCCGTCCTGTGAGTTGAGCGGAGTTTTCTCCCAAATATAGCTCCGCTAGTTGGCAATACCTGCTGATACCATGAAGCAGACCAGTCACCAACGATTTCATCTTTGCTGTCTACATATAATTTTGTTGCGTAGCTTCCTTGATCGTTTTTTAATTTGCTAACGTCGGATTTTAGCGTTTTGATGTCATCAGGAATTACTGTCGATGTAGCCATTTTTCTTCCTCACATCCAGCCACGAAGTTGATGCTCAACAGCAACCACGTATTCATCGAATAATGACGATATTTGCGAATCATTAATGATGCGCACGTTTACAAAATATCCGTCTTCCTTAACACATACCGGTTCGCCATCTTCAGTCAGTTCTCCGGTTTCTTTGTACACGTTACCTATCACGTCGATAAGAATATCATCCTGCATCGACTCGTCATCATAATAGCCAATACTCTCCATAAAGGCCGAAAAGTCGGCCCTGTCTTCAAATTTGAGTGTTAAATCTTTCATTAGATTGACTCCCCCATTTGTGCCTAAGTTAATTCTTTATGCCAAATGCGTAAATTTTTCACATGACCGAACAGGTGTCTGTTGCCACTGGATGATTGTCCACCGATATTAATATTACCGGCAGTATAACGTTGCAATGTATGCAGAGACGGGGAGCTGCCACCTAAAATTCCATCAACAACAACCTGCAACTGTTTATCTTCTGTAAACTTAAAGCCAGTAACAAATTTCCTTTTCTCTCTATTCCCATATGCTTTATATTCTGTTTTTGTTCCTTTGCCATTGGTGATAATTAGCCTTTTACCACGAGTGGTAAAACCAAAATACATATAACTTTCATCAGAAACTTCAGTCGTCGCCCCTGTAATTGAGATATTAAGCAAACGCGCAGAGCCTTCTAAATTAGGCATTTCAGAATCCCAATTAACATTAACTTCCATGAGAACACTAACTGGTGGAGTTGCCCAATTGAAAGGTATAGGTATGATTACCTGGTCACTTGCTCTCGTGGCACCGACCTCTGTTGTGATGATAAAAGATGACGCGTTTAGTCCCTTTTCGAATTGAGGGGTTGTTAACATTAATTTATCGCCAGACTTGATTGATCGTTGATGTGCTCCAAACTCAAAACGCCCATACATATTTTTTGCTTCTGGTGATTTGTAGGTAAACTCAACACGAATCCATCCATTAGACTCTCTGAATATGTTATAAGTTGCCGCCTCACCTCCAGAATAACTCAACATATCGCCAGTCTCGCAATCAATATATGCGCCAGCGGTCAGTGTGTTACTTGAGCCATCGTCGTTAACATATGATATTCTTGGACGCAACGTGATAATACCATCCCCACTTACTTTTTTAACTCTGCAGGATAAAGTAACTGATTCATTTGCCGAAACTGAAATAACCCTGGTATATCCAGTAGAAATTAATGTCGCCCTTTCAGTTGTGGATGTTTCTTTAACGCCAAACAAACCATAACTGAAACCATACTCATCAACTCCCGTGGTAATAGTTAAGTTAGCAGTGTCATAGTTCCACGATACTGGTGTATTCGTATAAGAAAAAGTATTCGTTCTCTGACCTTCAATGAGCAGACCATCTTTTTCAAAACGTGGTTCATTTATCGCTGATTCAGCAAAACACCCAGACTTATCTATATACGTTGCAGTTGACGCCCTGGTAAATGAAACAACCTTTTCAGACGGCAATGCAATAACATCGTCACCAACTGTGATGCTCTTATATCCAGGAGCAAACCCGGTAATCATATCCAGTGAATCGTTAAACGGTATCCACACCTCAGGTAACGGCTGTAAGACATATTTATACGGCTCCGCAGCCTGGCTGGCGTACTCTCTGGCTGCATCTTCGCTTGCTTTAGCTGCCGTCTGGCTTGCTGCCGATGCTTTCGCTGAGTTCGCAGCCGCTGTTTCGCTCGCCTTTGCGTTGGTTTCACTGGTTTTTGCTGCTTTTTGAGCGGTTAGCTGATGCAGTGGCAGAAGCAGCCGCCGCACTTGCAGAACCAGCTGCAGCACTCTCGCTTTCGGCTGCTGCAGCCTGACTACTTTTCGCCGCAGTTTCGCTGGCTTTGGCATTCGTTTCGCTGGTCTTCGCTGCTGTCTGGCTGGACTTTGCGTTAGTTTCACTCGTCTTCGCAGCTTTCTGGCTGTTAGCCGCAGCAGTTGCTGATCCGGCTGCTGAAGTCGCAGAACCGGCCGCCGCACTCTCGCTTTCAGCTGCTGCATCCTGACTGCTTTTCGCCGCAGTTTCACTGGCTTTCGCATTCGTTTCGCTGGTTTTCGCTGCCGTCTGGCTGGACTTCGCGTTGGTTTCGCTCGTCTTTGCGGCTGTCTCACTGTTTTTCGCGTTGGTTTCTGATTTTTTGGCTGCAGTCGCGGGGAGGGGGCCGATGCAGTCTGTGAGGCCGCTGCCGCCTGTGCGCTGTTAGCTGCGTTCGTTTCTGAGGTTTTCGCCGCGTTCTTCGATGATGCCGCTGCTGTTTCGGATTTCTTTGCCGCCGCTGCGCTCTGAGAGGCGGCTTCAGCGTTGCGTGCCGCTTCTTCCACCATTTCCTCAAAACGACGCAATGCCTCCGGCATGACATCATCTTCCGTCATGGCACCGAGAAAATCATTCAGCGTCCCCGGCTTAGAATCTTCATACACGGTGATGGTCCCGGCATGTGAAGGCGGAAAACCTTCAACCAGCAGGATAACGCTGTACTGGCCATACTCAACATCCATGCTGTAACGCCCGGCTTCATCCGGATCTTCAGAGGCCACCGTGTTCACCAGATTTTCAGAGGCCACCGTGTTCACCAGTACCGTGGTGCTGTTACGCTTTGCCTTCAGTTGAATAGTGCAGTTCTGTATTGGTTTTCCCGCACCATCTTTCAGCACACCTGAGATTTTTACTGCTGCCATATCCACTCCACAAAAAAGCCCGCCTGAACCGGCGGGCTGTCATAACACTGTGTTACCTGGCTAATCAGAACTTATAACCGACACCCACGATGAAACCGTCAGTGCGCCAGTCACCACTGCCGGAGCCTTCATAAGCAATATCAATGGCCACGGATTCGGTCGGGTTAAACTGCACGCCAGCTCCCCACGCCAGAGACGTGTTGCTGTGGCGACCGTCATCACTTCCGGTCAGCACATCGTGCGTTTTCCCCTTGTTGTCAGTTACGCGGAGGTAATCCCCGGAAAAAGTCGAAACACGGCTGTAAGCCATACCCGAAACACGGCTGTAAGCCATACCCGCCATCGCATACGCGCTGAACCATTCATTCACGCGCACAGACGGCCCCGCCATCACGCTGAACCAGCGGTTACGCACGGAATCTTTATGCCAGCGGGTATCGCTGTAACGGGTCAGCTGACGATTCTTGTATCCTGCATAACTGAATGACGTCACCAGCCCCAGCGTGTCCGTAAATTCATAACGGTATTTCACGTTAATGCCCTTCAGGTCATCACTGCCTGGCATATCAGTATGGGTCTGAAGATACCCGGCGCTTAGTGTGGACTGATGCTCTGCTGCGCTCGCTGGCGTACCAGCGGCAACCAGCCAGACTACTGCGGACAGAATAACAGCACATAATTTACGCATAATTACCTCTCGCTTTTCTGCAATAAAAAAGGCGTCATTTCTGACGCCCGTATTGGGGTTATAAAATTCAGCTGATACTGATGCCTGCAGTGGCTTTCTTCATCACAACAACCAGCAAATCGCTGATACTTGCTGTGGGATACCAACCATTTACCCACCATGCTGATACAGAAAACTCCAGTGTCATTACACCACTGCCTGCAGGCATATCAATAACACCCGTGTAAATCAGAGTATTATCCAGAGCCGTTCGGTTATAAATTTCAGCCCCGTTTTTCTTCACTATCAGGCGGCATGACGAATAAGTATCGCTATTCTCCCGCTCATGTCTGGCACCGCAGAAAGCCACCGCTGGAATAACAATTTGCCGGTCAAACGACTGATCGTCATAAACCCTGACGGTAATAGTCCCTGATGGCCACCGCTCCGGTGCACGGGAGTCCCGGGGGAAAGCTTTGCCCACTGTTTTAACGAGATCGCCTTCAATCTGGTTCGCGGACAGTTTTCCCAGAACCCGACAGTTCTCGTTAATCGTGACATTATTGAGCGTCCCGGAGTTCGCATTCACGTTACCGCTGATATCGGCATTTTTCGCCGTCAGCCGCCCGTCCGGTGTCAGGGAAAATACCGGAGGATTGCCGCCACTGGTAATGGTGGGAGCCGTCAGATACTTCAGGAACACTTCGTTCATGAATATCTGGTTGCCCTGCGCCACAAACATCGGCGTTTCATTCCCGTTTGCCGGGTCAATAAACGCGATACGGTTAGCGGCAACCAGGAACTGGCTCAGTTTGCCTTCCTCCGTATCCTCCATACTAAGGCCAAGCCCCGCGACATAATGCCTGCCGTCTTCGGTCTGCTCAATTTTGACGCCCCACATGGCATTCCATTTATCGTTGGCGTCCTTCCACTCTTTCGAAAACTCCTCCAGTTTGCTGGCGTTATCCTCCTCCAGTTTGCTGGCGTTATCCTCCGTCAGCTCGACTTTTTCCAGCAGCTCCTTGCCGAGATGGGATTCGGTTATCTGGCCTTTGAAAAAATCCAGGTAACCTTCCGCATCATCGCTCGGCTGACCAACAGCCTCCACGAATGCCGATTTGCCAACGGTGTTCACACTGCGGATATAAAAGTAATAATCATGGCCCGGTTTGATATTGATACTGGCAGCTATCCAGTACAGCGCCGTACCAAGATAGCGGGCTGTGGTCTCAACCTGCCTGATATCGGTAATCCGCTTTTCCGAGAACCAGAACTCAAACTGTACCGTCGGATCATAAACCGCAAGATGCGGCGTGGCAGTTATCTGAAAATAGCCCGGCGTCAGCTCAATCCGCGACGGCGCTGCCGGTGCGGCAATCCGGAACGATACCGATGCCGGATCGCCCTGCTGTCCCCACGCATTTACCGCCCGGACCGTCAGCGTGTAACGCCCCAGCGCCAGTTGCCTGAAGCGGTATGTGGTTTCCGTCGTCCTGGCCGTGCTGACCAGCCGCTCACTGCCGTCATCCGCTGCCACGGTCAGGCGAAGCATAAAGCTCACCCCCTTCACCACCTTCGGCGTATCCCAGCGCGCCAGCACCTGATACTCCCCGCTGTCTGAGGTGACTTCGGCAGTCAGGTGCTGCACCGCAGGCGGCGTGACACCATTCACCGTGCCGCTCTGGTCGCCGTCAAAGTGCGCCCCGTTATCCACGATGGCCTCTTTTTCCGGCACATGCTGCACGGCGGTGATGGCATACGTGCCGTCGTCGTTCTCACGGATACTCACGCAGCGGAACAGGCGCTGGCGCAGCGTCGGCAGCTTCAGCCCCCATACGCTGTATTCAGCAACACCGTCAGGAACACGGCTCACTTTTACCTTCACGCCGTCGGTGACGGACTGAACCTCCACGCTGACCGGATTGCCACTTCCGTCAACCAGACTTATCAGCGTGGTACCGGAGGATGGCAGCGTGATTTCACGGTCGAGCGTCAGCGTCCGGGTCTGGCTGTTCACCGCCAG